CGATGGTCATACACTGAGGCGAGTTCTTGATCTGACCAGCCAACAGACTTTGCGTATTCACGGATTTCTTTCCGGATCGCATCACCTTTTGGCGTTGCCAGTTCTGGGATAACAGACGTTAGCTTTTCAGATTCATACTTGAGATGGTTTTGCAGTGTCTGCTGTTGCTCGGCTTGTTGCTGTTGGGCAATGCGTTGCTGTTCGGCACGTACTACTGCAAGTTGTTTCTCACGCTGGCTCTGTTCTGCTACCTTCACGGCGTAGCCGATAGGGTCTGTCTCTTTCAAAACTTCTAAGTCCTCACCCCGATTCTGCTGGCTCAAGAAGCTATCGAGTGCTTGCAGTTTCTGGGCGTATGCTTGTCGCTCTTGTTTAACGTGCTCAAGATGTTGGCGTTCGGCATCCATAGCCTTGCGCTGTTCAGCCAGAGCCTGAGATTTTTGTGTGTAATCCTTGCTTCGCTGGTAGCCGTTGATAAGTTCGTCAAGTTCAACCTCAACTTCCTCGCCACCGACTTTTGCCTTGTATCGGGGTTTTACTTCCTCTACAGGCTCTTGATCGTCCTCATATTCAGACTGATCTTCAGCTTCGCCAGTCGCTTCAAGTTCTTCAGATTGTTCTTCAGGTTGGCCTTCATCGGCTCCTTCGTCACTACCCATCAAACCCAAAAACGCATTAGCGGCTTGGTTTACGTTCAGGCTTTCACTCCCTTGCGGGTTGGTGTTTTCCATTTGTTATCTCAGTTTTCGCCAGAAACCGTCTGGACTGCGGGTAACTTTCGTTACAGAATTTTCCACTTCTTTTCCTGAATCTTGGTTTCAGCGGCAATGCCTTGCAAGTGTCCAAGGAACAGGTCAAGCGTCTTGATGTGACCATAAGCAGCTTCGCGCTCATCAATCTCATCTTGATTTGTGTTAATTATCACACTAATCTGCTGATTTTTCAAATCATCCATGACTTTCTTGAAAAAGTCATCGTTTAGCAAGTTGCTGGCCCATTCAGCTTGGAGTTTTTTATCCATTACCAGCCACCCACCCCAGAGTTGTCAGATGCAGTGCTATCGGCACTTGATGCGGATGTTGAATCGCCACCGCTATAAGACTGCGATGTATCGCCATAACTGTAAGAATCCGGCGTGTAGCCATAGTCATAAACTGGAGATTCCACAGCCAAAGAACCCATCAATGCTGCCATTTGTGCGGCAGTAGGTGGCCCCATTGCAGTAGAAGTTACACCGTAATTAACCAATGCTTCTTTAGCCGCCTCAAAAGCAGCCCTATCAGCAGAAGCAAGGTTTGAAATGGATTTGCCGATATTTGGCTGTCCAGTAAAGAAGTTATAAGCAGCAGCAACAGGGTTAAACATACCCGCAACAGACCCAATCACATTACTCATTGCCGCGCCTCGGGCATCCTTCATGGATTTGCCTTCTGGAGATTCCAAGAAGTTAAAGAAGGCTTCTTGCTGTGGAGACAAAGCAGCAGTCGGAGTATCGCCGCCTCCCTGTCCCATACGAGCAGCAATTTGCGCCTCTGACGGCTCAACAAAGTAAGCGGTCTTGTTAATGTCAAACGCGCCGGGTACAAATGTTGTCATTGGCGTTGCTGACTGAGCAACAGGCTGGCGACCATATTCAGTGATTTGCTCAACAGGGCCAAAGTTCTGCACACCAGTAACAAACCGTTGTGCGCCTTGGCCCATTGATTGCATTGGCATATTCTGAACAGGCTGATACTGCCCTTGGATGCCAGCAATGATTTCATTCAAAGATGGTGCTGCACCTTGTGGCGCTGCTTGCTTCATCTTTAACAGTTCAACCAGTTCTTCATATGTCATAAATCACCCCGGAATTTCAATGTTAGAAGTAATGCCAGCACCGACCTTCATTGCCTTCAATTGAGCTTCTGCCTCAAACTCTTGTTGCTTCATGGCAAATTGCATATTCATCTTTTCACGCTCGATCTGAAGTTTTGAGGCTTCTTTCTCACGCATCAGTTGAATCTCAGCCGCAGCCTTCTCGCGTTGAAGTTGCAACTCAAGTGCAGCCTTCTCGCGCTCAAACTGAAGGTCTGCTTGCATCTTGGCTTGTTGCATTTGCATATCAGCTTGGAACTTGGCTTGCTGGCCTTGAATTTCAGCTTGCGTCTTGGCAATGTACGCTTGCACTTCAGGCGACATTGGCTGTTCTTGCTGTGGTGGTGGGTTAGACAGTTGCTGGTCTTGCTCTGGGCTGATCGGCTTGAAGAATTCAGCAGAGTCTTTAAAGCCAGCAGCTTCAACCATGCGGCCAAGAGTGCCACGATACTGACCAAGCGAAACCAATGGGTTGGCTGGCCCATACTGAGCAATCATTTGCTCTTGCTTTGCCAAAACCATGTTCAGCATCGCCATCTGTTGGTCGCGGTTGCCGTTACCCAAACCGACATTGATCGAGATGTCAAACTTGTTCGCCCATGAACGGGGATCAATCGTGACGTATGTACCACGCAAGCGAATGATGCGCTCTTTCTGCTGGTACTTTGTAACCAAGTGCATGATGCCTTCAAACAGCTCTTTCACGCCTGATTCGGCAAAGATACGAGCAATCAGCTCAATCTTGCCAGCGCCAGCTTGTTGCATGGAGGCCACGGCTGCTGCGGTCACATTCTGGAGAATGTTGGGGTCAAGACCCTGCGACATTTCAGTCACGCCTGTACGCTTGGCTTGGACAGAATCCAAGTATTGCAGCATTGGGAAAGACTGGTTTGCCATGTTCTGGACAACCAGTTGCTGAACAGCGCCTTGAGACTTGGCACGAATAACACCACCAGCGGTAGATGTCAGCAAGTCGTCAAAGTTGACCTGACCTTCAACAGCAACCACACGGTTATTGTTGGTCAGATACATGTTGTCCAGCATCTGACGGGTAACTGTTGTCTTAATCAGTTGCAGGTCAACAGTGCGATCAGCCAGCGAGTTACCAAAGAACTTGTGCGGGATTGGCAGTGGGCAGACAGAGTAGAAGGGAACGTAATCAGTTTCTTCGTCACTCAGGATGTCGTTGCCAGCGTAGAACACTTGGTGCAACTCAGCGATACCGTCTTCGTCAGCATCGTAGTAAATGTAGCACTCAAACACTTCAATCTCTTGCATTGAAGAATCGGTTGGCTCATCGTCATACGGCTGTTCACCGGGAGCAAATCGAGCAACACGTTCTGGCGTGTAGGCCAAAGCATCGCCAGTTGGCAAGCTGTTAACGATTTCATCATCAAAGCCCATTGCGATCAGTTCGCTACGGGTAATCATTCGGCGGTGAGCAACGAAAGGAGAATCCTTAACAGTGCGGCCAGCCTTTGCCATCAGGAATTCTTCAGGCGGGATGTTGGAAATCTTGACCTTGCCTGACTTCTCAACCTTCTTGATGGTGACATCGTGAACGCCGTAGGTAGCAGCCACGCCCATCTCATCAAAGACGGGGTTGCCCATCGGGTCAAGGATTGGGCTTGTAAATGTCTCTTGCTCAACCACCTCGATGTCGCTATCTTGCAGCAGCATTGCCAGTTCGTCATCAGAAAGACCTTCGTAAGTCTCTTTGGTAACGTCTTCCTTGTCTTCCCATACGGCCTTAACAATGCCGTTCTTTTGTAGCAAGGCATCAAAGAACCAGTCGTGCATGATTATCACGCCGGGGTTGTCTTTGAGGAAAATGTAATTCAGGTAATCAGTCGCTTGCTTTGCGCCAGCCTCATCGCCGGGGCCAACAGGATCAGCAACAACGATCTGGTCAGAACCTGTAAAGATACGGATCAAAGCTGGCAGCGCACCATCAATGGCTTCTGCAACTTCACCAGTAACGATAGAAGACTTACCTTCCACTTCGTTACCGTAAGGCTGACGCAAATAGGCTTGCAACGCCTGTTTACGCATCTCAACTGTTTCGCTTTCAATGAATCCAATGGAGTCATCAATCGCGGCTTGAACCGCAGCTTTAAGTTCGTTCTGGCTCATCTTTGACCTTTGCTGGTCGCCCGACCTTTGGGCGTTCGGCCAATTGTAACTGCTTTACCACAGTTTCAAGCATTTCTATGCGCTTCTCAAGCTCATCGACCCGTTTGGCGTTTGAAATATCGCCTTGTCTCATCATAAACATAGCTATCCTTAAATTGTGCAAGTTGCGTGCATGGATCGTTTTGCTTCAATGTAAGCCATGCTTGCAAGCTCTGGCGTATCAAAAAGCCCCAAATGCTTTAGCTTCTTATCAATGCGAATTTGCGCTCTCCATTTTGAGCCAGAAGCATGAACACCAAAATAACCAGATTGATTGTTTTTTTGTTTCACACGGCGGTTTTGAGAATTTCCAGACTGGTCTACAACCCTCAAATTAGCAATCCTATTGTCTGATCTATTACCGTTGATGTGGTCAATCTGGCCATCGGGCCATTGTTTGTGAACAATAAACCAAGCAAGCCTATGGGCCAAATGCTTTTTATTAAGCAATTTAACCCTGACATAGCCTGTTTTCTCTAGGCTCCCAAACTTTCCAGCAATAGCGCCTTGTCTTTTTTGCTTCCAAGCAAATAAACCAGTTTGCTCATCATAAGAAACATTGATGGTCAAAAACTCTATAAAATCCTGATCTGTCATTTCGTACTCCTATACGTTGTGGCATGGTCTAAGCGGCTGCAACCGCTTGGGCCAATCTTATCAGACAATCCACTTTGCTGGTTTGTTAATTGATTTACTCCACCCACCCACATTCTCATCTAATCCGACTGCGGCATATCGGAAGCTATCTGCTGCATGGCTGTGCTGGTCATGCAAAGGTTTGTTGCTGAACATTTTTGTATTGGCATCAACGTCATAGCGATAGTGACGTAGGTTTTGCAAGCCATCAGCGCATTTGGTTTCGTCAAAAAATGAACGATCCATTAGCAATCGAGCCGCATTGATTCCATCAGCAATTGACAGCTTTGGTGTAATGCGAACAGGTTTGCCCATGCTCTCAAGGATGTCTTTAACTGATTTTCCAGTCATGTTTTTGTGTTCAGCGTCATGCGGTAGCCACCAATCTTTATAGATGTACCCGCGATCTTGAATAACCTGAACGTAATGATCGATGGTTTTTTGGCAGTTTTGATAGAAGTCAATGAACCTAACTTCTCCACCGGGAAGTGCTTGAACGAACCAAATAGAAGTCATATCAGCCCACCCAAGGTCAAAGAACAATTGAACAGGGATTGACTTGTCAATAATCAGTTCACGGATGCGTTTGTCTTCTTGCGCCTTCCTCAGTTCGTTGGCGTACACAGCACCGTCAAGCATCTGGCGTGTGTGGCCTTCCCAAACGTTCAGGTAAGAATCCACATTCTTGGACTTCAGGTCTTCCAGTTCATCCTTTAGGACTTTGGGAAACCAAGGGTTGTCAGACCAGTTCACCTTGGCAATCTTTGCGCTTGGTGGAGGGCTTACAACAAAACGCTTGTAAGTCTCGTCAGTGTCCAAGTCAGGGTTGAATGTCACCCAAATCTCAGAGTCAGGCTTACGGATGGTTGGGATCAGCGTTTCCCATGAAACCTTAGATACGGCTTGGCCTTCTTCAATCCAACAGATGTCAACGCCCTCAAACGACTTGATGGACGTTACGTTGTGTTTCAGGCCAGCAAAGCTGAACTCGGAGCCGTTCTTTCCATAGATGGCCGTTCTCTGTACGTCAAAGAAGGACTCCAGCCCCATTGCTTTGATCTGGTCACCCAACAGAGCAATCACAGAGTCAGAGATGGAATTCTGCAACTCACGGGCGCAAAGGATGCGGGTTTGCTTCTGAACAGCAATGGCGATCAATGCCCGAGCAACCGACCAAGACTTGGCAGACCCACGGCCACCATAAAGAATCTTGTATCGGTGCGGCTCAAACAGGAATCCCAACTTTTCAGGGAAGTCCAGTTCAAGATTCATTCGGCTTGACCAGCTTGATTTGAATGGCAGAAATCTCTACTGGCCCACCACCGTCACCAGTGACTTCAGTGCGGTTAAGTTTGGGAGTGGCATATTCGGCCATCTGCGCCAGCAAAGTAAGAGCAGCTTTTGGGTCTGCCTTCAATTCTTTCTCAACGCTTCCTTCGGCAACCTCTGTAAGCCACTTAGAGACGTTTTCAGCGTTATCCTCTAGCAGCCTACTGACAGTCTCTCTAAACGTCTTGGTGGCCTTGTTAACGCTTCCCGGTGGCCTTCCTCGGCCTCGGTTGGTTAAGTTTGCGGAATTGTCGCTCTCTAATTTATTCATCTTGGTTTGACTCCCGTAGGTTGGTCAAGGTTAGTGCAGATTTGTCTGCTGGTTGTTAGTCTAGCAATCCACCGTTGCGCTTGAGGATTGTAAGCATATCTTCATTGCCGGGGAAGACTACAAAGTTTGATGTTCCCGGAATAATTTGACTGCCAAAGCCTTTTTCAATCTGTTCAGCGGCGTAGTCTTTTGCTTGTTGTTCAGTCATGAAAGAGACTGGCTCACCGTATGGCTGGCCTTTTACTGTGTTTTGAACTTTAAAATTTGTCCGACTTGCATCATCCAAATAACGGATACCCGGTATTCCATAACTCTTTAAGGCTTCAGACGCTTTATCAGGAGCGCCGCCCATTTTTTCAGTTACCCATTGATATAAGTTTCTTCCATTTAAGTCTTCAATATCAAAAGTGTCGTTGTACTTTTTTGCTAAATCTTTTGCTTGCTGTAACTGATCTGCTAAATTTTCTTCAACAAAATTAACAAGTTGCTTTTTAACTTCTTGTGGCTGATCCCCAATTTTCTTATCCCAATCAAGCATCTTTGCTATTTGCTCGTCAGGCAAGTCAATTTCGTAAAGATACCCAGTATTAAATTCGCCAGTTTTTTTATAGTTGTTGAGTTGTTCAATGGCGCTTTCTTGTCTTGCAAGCAACTGATCTCTTTTTGCCGATCCAGTTTCTGGCGTCAAATTTAAACCACGTAGACGATCTGCCTCTGTTTTGGCAAGTGCAATTGCATTGTTTACATTGCCATCTGCTTTTGCCAAAGTGCGTTTTGCGGGGTCAACCAAATCAGCAGACAAAATGTCTCGATAGTATTCACCTAACTTTTTTGCTTCTGCGGAATAGTGGCCGTAACCAAACGCTTGAGCGCCTTCGCCAGTGCCAATTTTTGCAGGGTCAAACTCGCCCAAAAGATTTTTTGCTGTTGGTGCAAACTTATGTGGACTTCCTTGATAAACAGTCAATGGGCTTGTAGTCTGATTACCCATAGCTTCAACCATCTCACGGGTCAAGCCGCCACGGTTGTATGCCGCCTCAAATGCTGGCAGAAGCGTTTGCTCCAACTTTGGCCCGATTGCTTGGGCAATTCTGTTGACTGCTGGCGCTGTTGCTGGCGCAACTTGAAGCAAAGAACCAGCGTAAAAGGCTGGCTCGGCAACTTGCTTGATCTCTTGATACTTTGGATTCAGGACGCTAAAACCCAACTGGTCAGGAGGCGTACCCAACAGACCCTGCACAACAGCATAGGTTTTTGGATCAGCCAACAAGTTTACATCACGCTGTTTAGCCAATGCCCTTGCTTTTGCACCCTGACGCTGAATGTTAGGGTTTCCAAAGTATGCGCCAAGCAATCCAGCCATGTCAGCCTCACTTCTTGTAACGGCCCATTGCTTTGGCGGCTTCGCTCATAGCAATAGCAACAGCTTGGTCACGGCTTTTGACAACCTTGCCACCCTTGCCAGAGTGCAATTCCTTGTCTTTGTACTCGCCCATGACTTTGCCCATCTTGGCTTCGCCTTTTTTGTTCATCTTCATTTCTTGCCTTTCGGAGCAGAGAACTTGTAAGCCATTGATTGCCAGCCCTTGGACTCGGCTTGCTTACGGGCTTGTTCAGCCAGCTTTTTGGCTTCTTTAGAAGACATTGGCTTTTGATTAGTCGTTCCCATGATTGGCTCCCCAACGCTTGCAAGTCTTGTTCTCGCTGCAAGCAAATTCAAACTTCTTGCAGTAGACAGCCTCGTCACCGTACATCTCTTTGGTTTCGGGGCTTACATCGCCGTATTCGCAGTTAGAACACAGCTTGCGCTTGGCCTGATCTGGAGCAATGCGCCAGTAGTTGGCAAGGTCACGCCAGAAATCGCCAGAAGGCTTGCTCGGGTCTTTCGGCCCGTACATCTGCGCTTCTTCCATGTATTTGATGGTCTTGGCGTTCTCAGCCTCATCAAATTTTGATTCTTCAGCTTCTTCAATCTCGATTGAGATTTCAAGCTCTGTACCAAGCAAGCCACCCATAGTGTTCTCCAGTTCACCATATTTTACAACACTAGCACACTTTTGGCGAGTTGTGTATTAGGGTTTGTCCTAATAGAATTTTTTGTGGACAAGTAGATAATTAAGCCATCAACAACGCAACTAAGGAATCAACATGAAACACATCATTGCAGCAACGCTTGGACTTGATATTGCCGATCTTGGCGATTACCGTTACCAGCCAACCAAAACAACCAGACCAATCTATGCCATCGGCGACATCTATGTGGCAGCAGGTCACAAGCCACCAAAGGACGATGTTGGTTCCAAGTGGGAAGAACACAAAGACCAGTTCTGGGCCAATGGAAAGACCACAGTGTGGGTGGCAAAAGCAATTTAAACCAACGGGGCGGTTGCCCCATTTAAGGAATCATCATGAACAAAGAAACAATCGCAGACATCACCTTGGCAATCGGTCTTGGCCTCACGTTAGCAGCATTTGCTCTGGCATACTTTGACGTTCTATCGTACTAACAATCGGTCTTGCCTTCTTTAAGATGATCTGCTTCACAACAAAAGCGGTCATCTTTTCCAGCTCTTGGACGGTGCTTTGCTCTAGCTGAACATCATGAACATCCATTGCAAGATTTACGGCTTGCATCTCTGGCCCACGGAATATAAACCGTTCATTCTCAACGCCACGCTTTGCCATGTCATACAAGGCATCTTGCGCCTCTGTAATCTCTGGCAACCAGTCCTTGCCCTTGCCATGCCTTGCAAATGCTTCACAGACGTTTAGAGCATGAATCAGCACATCAATCTGATCCCTGTTCCCACGGCCTTGGACAACCTCTGTAAGTGCTGAGTGGTTCTTGGCCTTCAGAACGACAACAGCATCACCAGCACTTGATATTGGCTTTAGTCCGGCCAGCACCCAGCTAACAGTGTCAACCATAACTGGTTTAGGTTTGTATTTGCTTTTCTTTCTCACGTGTTCTTGCTCCGTAACTTGGCTTCTAAGTTAAGGGCAAATTGTTTCTCTAATTGTCCTAATTCATAAGGCCAAGCCATAGCTATCTCCTCATCCGTCAGCCCAAACCATTTCCGCTGTGCTGGTGGTATGTCTGTTGCAATTGCCATGTCACCGCAAATCGGGCACTCAATCTTTTGCCACTCTGACGACTCCTGCTGTGCTGGTGGAAATGTGTAGAGGGGTTCCTCTGTCCAGCCGCGAGACTTCTCATCGTCAGACAAAAAACGCTCTGAGACTTCGTAGTGATTGCCTTGCCTGTGTATGTACGCCACAGGCTCCTGCACAGGTGCTGCAAGGGCTTGCTTGATGGCGGTGATGGCATCACGGGCTGGCTTGCCGCCATCACCCACGGTTTCCCAACTGTTAGGGTCATTTACAGACGTGACAACATTGGTGTATTGCTTCAACGCCTCCAGCGCCAGCTTCAGTGCTTCGTCTTTCATGTGTTTCCCCTTGCTCGGATGGCTTTAGCCAACAATGACGAACGTCCAAAATCTTTCATAATATGCCCTTTAACAGTTGGGTGCTCCGTATCAACGCCTTTGTCACACAACTTTGCACACGCCTCTCTTTCGGCTTGCACATAAGCGTTTTCACGCATGGCACGGTCACGCTCATCAGCACGAACAAGGGCTTCAAAGGTCTTGAGTTCATACCCGGCTTCACCAGCATCCATCCACCAAAGTCCATTGCTAAGGTAAACAAGCCCAGCTTCACGGGCCATATCTATCGTGTCTCTCATGTCAACTCCTTATTCGCCGCGCCAAGCAGAATCAGCTTCCATTTCCAACTCGGAAAGCTGTTGCTCTGACAAAATGCTTGTGACATCACCGCAATCAAAATACACCCCCTTGAGTGACCTGATGAAGTAAACACCATCCTCATCACATGATTCATCAATTCTCAAAACAACAGTGACAACACCGCCGTTTAGTGTTGTGTCGTATTCAAATTCAGTTGCATCGTGCATAAACATTCCTTGGTTAATGAGCCTCAATTGTGATCGGGCAAATCAGCTTTGTGTATTGGTAGAAACCCTTAGAAGTGTCCAATCCAAAAGCTCTTGCTGAGTAATGCCGTAGTGCTTGACAAAACCCTTGCTTCCAAGCCCGTGAAAGCCTGTATTGCCCCGGTGGTGTTCAACGCAAAGCGGTATCAGTGTTTTGTAGTCGCCTTTTCCCCATCCCCCTGCTCTTAGGTGGTGAAGCTCTACTGGCGCTGGATCGTGTTCGCCATGCAAGTGATGGCAAAGAGCGCAACCTAACTCAGCAACTGCGTTCTTGTGCGCCTTCTCATCCTTCGTCATGAAACTCACCAATGCTTGTAGGCGACCACTTAACTTCACGCTCGTCACCAAAAGAGTGAGCAAGCGTTATCAGGTCTGTCATCTCTTGCTTTGTCATCTTGCTGGTTGACGTTCCAAGAACAACAAACCCACCATCTATTCCGGGAATTGCCCGTTGCTTTTTCAGGCCAGCAGTCAGCAAGTCTTTGTATTCTTCTTTGGTCAGCTTTTCGCCATACCACATCACTTGTTTTGATAAGTCTGTCAGCACAGACCACAACAAAGCGTTCTGTTCTTGGCTGCGCTTTTCTTGTTCAATCGTCAGCACCAATTTGTTACCAGCCAGCAAGTAAGGCTTGGCCTTTTGCCAAACATCCTTCAGGACAGTGTGCCCTTGTTGGGCGTTGTGTAGAGTAACTTTCACTTGGCGACACCAATCATTCTTAAAGCGGCTTCAGGGCCATCAATCCTTGCTAACGTACTACCAGACCAATTTTCAAAAAAGTCTTGTTGTAGCTTCGTTAAACGCTTTTTGGGGCCATCCTTAATTTCGACCAGAAAGGTATGAGATTTGTAGCCAACCAAAAGGTCAACTGGTAAACCAATGATCCAGACATAAGCGCCAGCAGCTCTTAGTGCTGAAACAATTTGTGCTTGGTTTGCGTCCACTCTGGCGGCGTATCTCATGCTGTTAACACTTTCCATGCTGTTGCGGCACACAATGGGACTTGTCCGTTACCAATGGCTTTAAGTCTGTCCACCCCAGCGTCCACCCCATTAGCCATTCGACCCACATCGGGTTCAATTTGCCACCAGCGTGAGTCGCAAGCGTAGGAGTGTTCCTGGTGTATTCCGCTGGATATGCTCCTTCCTTGCTGTTGTGACAAGTCGGTGTTGGATACATTCTTTTCCCCACTATCGTTTCCAGATTCGGATTGCGTTTCTCGTTCCATGCTGATTCTGGCGTTATCGTTGCCGCCATTGCTGAACAACTGCGAGGTGTAGGCCAATTTTCCGACAATCCATATTCTGTCCCTTTGGTGGTTTGCTCCAACATCGGCAGCTCCCATAACAGTCCATTTCGTGTCATACCCGAGCGCGGTAAGGTCACCAAGGACTCGTTCAAGTCCTCTAGAAACGAGCATTGGGCTGTTCTCCACAAAGACGAATCTGGGTCGTACTTCGCCAACCACCCGCGCCATGTGACTCCACATTCCTGATCGTTCTCCGTCAATCCCTGCGCCTTTTCCGGCTGCACTAATGTCCTGGCACGGAAATCCGCCCGAAATAACGTCAACAATTCCTCGCCACGGCTTTCCGTCAAAGGTTTGTACGTCATCCCAAATCGGGAAAGGCGGGAGAAGTCCGTCATTTTGCCTGGCGCACAGTACGCTTGCTGGGTATGGCTCCCACTCAACGGCGCAGACTGTTCGCCATCCGAGAAGTTTTCCCCCAAGTATTCCTCCACCTGCTCCGGCAAAGAGAGCGAGTTCATTAAGGCTTTGCTGATTAACCATGACATTCCAAATACCTTGTTAAATTTTCAAACAATTCTTTGCTGTCTTCGCAAAGACCTAAGACCGTGTTGCACCGATTACAAAGAATTCCTCTTACTTTTCCTGTTGAATGACAATGATCCACATGAGGTGTGTTTTGCTTGTCTGTCCATTCAAGTGGCTTAAAACAAGTTGCACATGATTTGTTTTGTTTCTCAAGTTGCTCATCAAACCACTCAAAAGCAACGCCATATTTACGAACAACCTCTTGTCTATGGTTTTTGCTTCTGTTTTTAACCCTGTAAGCAGCCACGCGGTCGGGGTTAGCCAAGCGCCATGCTTTTGCTTTTTCCCTCATATATTCAGATGATTTGTATTGCTTAGTCATTTCAACGCCTGCGAATAAAGCCAACTCATTCATTACTCCAATTCCCCACTCTGTAATTTCACCATGTAACCTTTGATTCTTTGGACAGCGCCCGAGCCGTATCGCTTCTCAAGCCATTCCATGCGGACAGGCGTTAACACCTTTTGGCCTGTTGATTCGTAAGTCCTGAACAAGACTCGCGCTTCACCAAGCTCAATCATGTATCTGTCGCCTTCATTGGATATAGTTTTTCTGCTGTATGCCATCAGTAGTTACCCTAATGCCCATGCTTTTTCTTGTTTGAAAATGAAGCCAAAGTTGGAAAGGTAAGCCAGCGTGTAATGGACTTGCTTTGGATTCCAGCCAGTGATCTCAATGATCTCACGTCTTGTCAAAGGGCCATGCTCTAAAAGTTTTTTGAGTGCGTGTGTTCTTGTCATTTGATAGTTACCCACTTTGTTGATGGCTTGCCACGGCCACCCTTGTAAACCATGTCTTTAGGATGCGGACAGTCTTCAGGAACAAAAGCGATGCAAAAGATTTTCTGATACTGCCCACGGCCCCCAATTGTCCACCTGTCAACATAAACATCTGGCATTGCTTTGATGGTCGTGTTGATGTTGGAAACATTGAAGCCCAGCATTTCTGAAATCTGTTTTTTTGTCAAACCATCAATGTGTTCTAGCAACAGCTTTCTGATGGCTCTTTGGCGTGTTGGCTTCATGGCTTACCCCCGTTAGCAATCCAGACAGAGTAGCTGGCCGCAGTGTCACCAAAAGGCAGTAGCGCACATTCAGCAGCCAATCGCTTGCGTTCAGCAGCCATCGCCAGTTGCCAAGTCCGCAAGAACAAATCTAATTCAGTCATGTCAGGGTTTTCGCAAAGTGTG